AAACATCATAGATGCTTTTGATGACAAGGCTAAAGCTTCATGAGTACACTTATCGCTTAGTCAGCAATAAAAAACACTTAGCTTAGTTAAGCGTTTTTTATTGGTACAAATGCTCAGAAAAGATTCTCCCAATTTATTGACATTACTGGGAGAACGATCTATGATAGAAATGTAAACAAAACACGGAGAAGTAACAATCATGAACACAGAACAACCTGGATTTAAAAAGTTTAAAGCCAACAGACTTCGTATTTACGAAGATGGTTACATCGGTCCCCACGGATGGTACTGGGAAAGTCACGCAATTGCTAGTTTTATAGCAAAAGCTATTCAGACAAAACACGGCCATAATATGACTGACGTTCTAAATTACACCACTATCTATGTCTCGGAGCTAGTTAAGGTTCCTGCGGGAGGTTTAGCTCGCGGATGTCACGACACACTCTACAGCGTGACGGCTTTAGTTGATTTGTCCCTAGAGTTGCCGACGGAAAAAGAGATATACGCCGCTTACAAACACAATAACGCCCATTTCATCGGCGTAGAGGCTATAAAAGGCGGTTATCACTTTTATAGCATTTGGTAATAAGCAACTAAGTCAAAATGGGGATAATTCCCCATTTCATATTAACACTAACAAAAACCACTATGATCTTAATCTTATCTCTTGAATTGGAAGATTTTGAAGTTTTAAAATCTTCTATTCAGAAAATCGACAACATTGACACTAACTTAAGTCTTGTTAAGCTACAAGATTACTCTTTATCGGGCATAGGTTTGACAAGAGTAGCTTTAATCTGTGATAAGCCTCCTCAGATAATTGCAAAAAAAGGAATCAACTTTTCTACAGAAGCAATTATCCCTGAAACTAAATATTGTGATGCCTGCTTAGTTTTGGGTAAATTTACGGCACTTAATGCCCGAAACAAATCTGGGTACTGCTTGGAACACCGAGAACTCGATCCTAAACGAAAACAGGATCAACACCAACGTTACAAACAAAGACGTAGTACAAATGCTCAAAAATAGTTTTCCCATATACTTGACTTTATTGGGAGAACGATCTAATATAGAAAAGTAAACAAAACACAAGAGGACAAAAAAATGACTTCAAATATCGAACTTTACGAAAAAACCACAATTATCAGGTTGCTCCAAAGCACCCTCAATCAAATTAACCAAGAGTGTTTTGGAGAAAAATTGTCAGTCACTGATAACGGTGATTATGTTACGGTCAAAACGCAAGGGTTATTTGTTGCAAATTATGACATCCAAAAGCTTTGGGACGCACTAGAAAACTATGATCAAGATGACTGTGTTAAATTTGATAATTTGTGGGATTCTCTTGATAATTGCAAATACATCCCACAAGAGGATCAAGAAATTGACAACCAACTAAAGACTGATAACGAGTTATCTTTCTTTGAAAAACGACAAGTTGCGCTTGTTGATATGTTGTTAGGTGAAGATGCAATTACTAAGACCTCTATTTCAAATGAGGAACTATGGGGAAAAAATCGGCAATTAACTAATTTAGTTCAAAACTTAGAATGGGAAAATCTTGAATTGACTCAATCTATTCAAGAGATGCACAATCTCAGACAGCGTGAAAATAAAGAAGGATCTGAGATTATTAACCACTTGACGGCTAGTATTCATGAATTAAAACAGGGCAAAGAGTACAATGAAGCATGGATTGAAAACTTAAAGCAACAAGTTCACGACCTAGAATCTACAGTTTATCCACTGCAAAGAGAAACAAATCAAATAACAGTTCTAAACGAATCTGTTACTCAGCTGCATGCTCGTATTTATCAACTTGAACAGGAAAATAAGCAACTAAAAAACAGTCAATTGGAAGCCGAACCAAAACCTAAATCAGATAAAAAACCGACGGCTAAAAAATCTAAGTTTAAACTGCCAGAAAACTTTGCTGACTACCAGCAAGAGTGCGACGACTTAATTGATGCCTTATCCTGTTTTTACAATATCAAAAAAGGTAAATGGGGAAAAGACATTCTCCAGTTTATTCTTACTCCCAACGATACCGAAAAAGCAAAGCATCCATATCCTGACAAGTGGAAAGCAGGGCTATATTTGCAGTCTGGTGCAGCCTGGACAGTCGATAAAGTCAATCTATCCGACCCTGATGAATGGGAAGACTGGTTCATGGATGTCAACGACTTCGCTGACGCTAACGACATAGAGATTAGTTAGTTTCTAGTTATCAGTTATCAGTAGTACACTTGTTCAGAAAAGATTCTCCCAGATAGTTGACATTACTGGGAGAACGATCCATAATAGAAAGTAACCAAAACACAGAAAAACAAGATTATGGATAACGCTAAACAACCAATCGAAACAACACAAATTTCTGAAATTAAAAAAGCTCGAATTTTCTGCAAAGAGATTGAGCAAATAACTCAATCTCTAAATCAGGAAGCACAAACAGTGCTAGGCAAATATCCGACGCTGTAATCAGTTATTAGTTATCAGTTGTCATCCGTCAAAAAGTGTGTGATTGCTTTATTAGCTTGATTTTCCGAGATTTTTGGCAGTCCTGCGATCAGTGTAACCATAGGTAAATCTACAAACTACAAAAAGATAATAAAAAAGTTTGACAAACCCCTTGACATATAAACATATACCTGTCATTATAGGTATATACCAAAACACCAAAGGAGTTCAAAATGTTAAAGTTTAAACGACAAGCACCCGGTCACTATGTAGCAGGAAATGTAGAAATCAAAAAAGGTGTGGGAATTGATCAAGATAAGTGGTTCTGTTATTTTCCTGATGATAAAGTATCTTACCGCCGTAGCTATGAAGCGGCTAAGGCTTGGTCAGAAAAATATATGGAAAAACTACAGACATATAAAGTCACAGTCAATGTCAATCAAGTTAAGACTGTCAAAAAACAAGCGACGACCAGTAAAGAACAGTCTTTACAACACAAGTTATCTCGCCACCTAAGTTATGTGGTTGGTTCGGAATCGTTAGGTTGTGTCAATACTGGACGCGCCGCTTGTATAGCACATTTATCTGTTAACGGAAAATCCTTTTATGTAGTCGGTTTTGAGGGTGCTGTTACCGACACCATTTTCGAGAGAATTATCTTTAAAATTAAAAAAGATTTGCAGTCTAGACTCTTTCAAGATCGCTATCAGACCGAAGTATGGGGTAGCATTTCGGTCTTTAAAAGTTTCAAAGAAGCCGAAAAAGCCTATCGCAAAATGGATGACAAAACAAGAAAACAGAACGAGGAAGATCGTCAAGCAATAGCAGAAGCAAAAGCAAAAGCAAAAAAAGGAGACATGGAGTCAGTATTTGCATTGTCAGACTACGGGGTTATTTGAAAAATATTTTCCAAACCCCTTGACAACATACAAACATATCCCCTACAATGGGGATATAGAGAAACAAACACAAAGGAGATAAGCAGATGCTTAACAGAAAAAAACGTACAATAGAAATACAAATTGAATACAAAAAACAAAGACTTTCTGTAGTTGAATTACAAATTAGAAAACACCGAAATCCTGGTAAATACAAAAAAGAAAGAGACTTGATTTTGTCTGAAATTGAAAAAATGGAAGCCTTAATTAATGCAATGTCCTAAATGCCAATCACAGAGAATCTCTAAAAAAGGGTTCTCTGTGTCAGGAAAACAGAGATACCGATGTAAGGATTGCAATCATCATTTTACTGGTAATCCGGCAGGAAAACCCTCCCACCCTGATTCAATGACTAACGCCGAAAGATGTCGTCGTTATCGGCTGAAAAAAAAACAAAAAAACACTTGACATACAAACATATACCTGTCATTATAGGTATATACCAAAAAACCAAAGGAGTTCACGATGACCGAAAAACTACCCAATCAAGTCGCATTAGAAATGGTGAACTTACCAGCAGGTGAGTTTCTCATAGGCTCTCCTGATAGTGATCCCGATGTTCAAAATCATCAAAAGCCTTCACACCAAGTTAAAGTCAACAGTTTTGCGATTGGCAAATATCCGGTGACTCAGGAACAATATCAAGCAGTAATGGGAACCAATCCCTCTCACTTTAAAAATAATCCCCAAAATCCGGTAGAACAGGTTAGTTGGGACGATGCTAGAGCTTTTTGTCAGAAATTGAGTCGAATAACCGGTAAAACCTATCGCCTACCCACAGAAGCGGAATGGGAATATGCTTGTCGAGCAGGTACAACTACTACATATTATTTTGGTGATGATGCTAATCAGTTAAGAGATTATGCTTGGTATAGCGAAAATTCTAATGACACAACTCATCCCGTAGGACAGAAAAAGCCCAATGGTTGGGGACTGTATGACATGAGTGGTAATGTTTGGGAGTGGTGCGAAGATAGTTGTCTGCGCGGCGGTTCTTGGTTCATCAATCCGAGGTACTGTCGCAGTGCGGTTCGTTTCTGGCTCTTCCCCGGCTTCCGCTTCAACTTCAGCCTCGGTTTTCGAGTTGTCTGCGACAATTAGTCAGTTATCAGTTATCAGTTGTCAGCAACGAATCAACGGGAGTAATTATGCTATCATTTCAAGAGTTTCAAGAACAAGTTTTGAACGTTCTTAGTCCAAGTGAAAGAGAATGTAAGTTTTGGAAAAGTTGCTCAAGTTTCTCGGCAGATATTAATTATCATGGCGTAGAATATGTATCTTTTCAGGTAAGATACATAATAGACGAGAAAAACTGCAATTGCGGGCAGTGGTTTATTCAAAAAACTTACACGCAAGAATGTAACACTTTTTCGGATTCTTTAACTCAAGGCATAGAAACTATTGGTAAACAAACCACAGAATGTATTAACGGTGAGTTACAAGTTTTTTTTAAAATTCAAAAAGGATGGAGAAACGTTAAATTTAAAGAATTGTTTGAGTCTTTAATGATAAATTAATATCTCACCACGAGACATAAGAGTTGACTATCCGTAATCGGTTAGTCTAAAGTTGCTATAATAGCTGTAAGTTATCCTTACAGCTATTTTTTAATGATTAACTGGAATCTAGGAAGACAATTAGCCATTGAGTCTTTTAATGAAATGGTGGGCGAATTTGCCCAAGAGATTAACTTTCAGATAAAAGATACTAAATGGAACTGGCCACGGGAGACTGTACGAAAAAATGGCGGTGTAGTTGGCTCACCCCGGGACATTGTAGATACAGGTGAGCTAAAAAATAGCCAATTTATTGAAGATGTATCGGATACCTATAAAGTAATCGGTTACACGGCTGATCATGCCGCTCTTGTCCATGAAGGGTATCAAATAGAGCGTAACGATGGGACGGTGACAGATGTTCCCGCCCGCCCATTTATCGACACGGCTATAGAAGACTATAATCCAATTGAGGCTTATAGTGAAATCTTAAAGGAAAAATTAAATGAGTGAATCAGAATTAAGAAATATTTTATTAGGTATTAGAAACAATTTAAAGATACTTATCGGTACTGACTTAGGTAAATACGAAATAACAAGCCCTACAGGGCAAAATTTAAAAGAAATTGATGCTATTTGGGTAGAGCCTCCTGAATTACCCCCTAACTATAAAGTAAAACCTAATAGCGGCATCGAAGCAATTATTCAAAGAGAGCCTAATCCTTATCACGAAAATTTACTAGGATATACCGTAGGTATAAATAACTATTGCATTACCCTAAAACAGTACAATCTAGAGAAATCCTTAACACCGGTGATCGAGAGACTTAAATCATCTCGCTACTGGAATTTTCTAGATCAGCCGCGCCTAACCCCCTATACCAAAACTTCTGAGGGGATTATCAGACCAAAAGTGACCTTTAAAATCACTACTGCTAGGCTTTTAGGCTTCTAG